CCATGGTATAACAAAGGTATTGCAATTACATCAACAGGTACAAATACATTTACATTTAATGTTGGTGCTGCTGGTGCAAACGATCAATATGTACATACATTTGTAAGAGCAGAGCATGAAGCAATCACTGTTGCTGGTAAGCATGACTGTGTACAAGACGTTACTGATGTTCTTGATGCAATCCAGTGGAACTTACGTCACGGTGGTAACAACAAAGTATTCCATGCTGCTGAAATGTATACAGATGGAACTGCACTTGCACACGTTTCTGGTTACGTTACAGAAGTAACTTGGGTAATGAATAAAGCAAGAGATCTTGCTATACAAGTAATGAGACAGGAGACTGTTAATACTACTGGTTCTACACATGGATTCTCACAGAAATTATTCACTGACTTAGACTTCTTCCCATACAATCAATCAAACTATGTAATTACTGCTGATGGTAGTTCACCTCTTTGTGCTGATGTAGCATCTGCCCTAACAACATTTACATCTATCGTTACTGATACACTTGCTAACCCTGTACAGATAACTGATGGTACAATTCAGAAATCACTACCAAATATTTGGCCAATCAAGTATGCTAATGACATGGCAAATCGTGACACAACAATCACATTTGATGAAAATGGTGGTACATCTGGTTGGAACAATACTTGTGTACAGGCAGCGTCTGGTATCGAGACATTATTCAATCTTGTAATGGATACAATAGAGAAGGCAGCATCTTCAAGTCCTGCTCCTAGTCATCTAACAACTGTTACTAGAACAACTCCATACAATAGTAATGCTGCATATCAATACTATACATGTTACAACGTTATATCTGCATCTGATACATTATTTGATCTAATGATTGATACACTTGGTGGTGGTAATTCTCCACACACAGGTGGTAACTATTCTGAACGTTTTATTGCAAGATACCTAACATTTAACAAAGGAGCAATCTCTCGTAAGGCATTTGCTGAGACACAATCACAATATCCTACAACTAACGCTGAAATAGGATTTGCAGAAACTATAATGGATGCTATTATCTACGACTTGAACACTCGTGGTAATGCTGGAATGATGAAGTATGTAAATACATGGTTTGATGGTGAAGGTAACTTTATTGCATTCCCAACTGTTGTTAGACAACACTTAGTATTCTATCTCTTGCGTATTGCAGAGGCAGCAAAACGTATATCCTATGACCAGAATAATACATCAGAATGGGGAGCACAAAATACTTATGATGCATACTTTGATCCTACTCTTTCTGCTGCTATACTCAATCGTATTGAATATCAGAAGGAATCTACTGAGTTCTTCATGGACGCATCAATTAACGTTGCTGAGTTTGCATTAACCAGAGGTACACCTCCAACAAATAATACTATTACATGGATCAATAATACACATGCAACCAATGATCGCAACTTATACGATGAAGGTAATGACTGGAACACTGACCCTGATCTTGTTCTTAATACACCAACAGTAGAGGTTGGATTCGAGAGAAGAGAACATAGAGTTAAGATTACTCGTCCTAATTTCTATTCTCGTGGTGATGTATTAACTTACGTTCCTGCATCATCAGATATTGAGAAAGGATTACAAGGACAGAATTGGTTCTATGTTCTTAATGCAACTCCAACATACTTTGAGATTTCAAGAGAGATTAGACACGATGCAAGATACTCACGTTTCCGTGTAGACACTCTTACAACTGGTCAACAACAGTTTGTTGTTGATGTAAGATCTGGTATCGAAAGAGCAACTACAACATTTGGTGTCAGAGATATTGATACACCTATAAGTGGTGGATTTAATATTGCTGATGTTGTTGCTGGTATCACATCTGATTCTCGTGCTGACGTTATAAGCACTAGAAATAACGAAGCAAAAGTTATTAAGTTGTATAGCAAGTTCTTTATCGACGCTGCATCTGGTAGATTTACAAATGGAGAGACAATACAGGTTCAAGGTTCTGCATCTAACAATGGTACTATCGTTCAGACATCTGTACTGACAGGTGATAATAGTAACGAAGGTTATATTTACGTTGAGAATATTACTGGTGCATTCAGTGACGATGATGTATTAGAAGGTGTTGCTAGTGGTGTTACTGCTAGTGTAAATGGCACAGGTAAGACTCGTATGTTGGTCAACCTAGACAGAGGAGCATTTGCTGTTAACGAAATGATATTCAACAAAGCAAACTCCGCTGAGGCAGATATCATTCTTTATGAAAACTCTGCTGGTGCTCTTACAAGTAACACAGGTGGTAGAATTAGTATTGATATTGAATCACTAGATCAAGACTTTGTTGATGGTGATATCATCTATGGTTCTGTAACAGATAGGATTCTTGATATTGCAGATATTAGAGTATCAGGATTAGATCAAATTGAACTTAATCAGTTTGTACATGGTACTAAGACTGTTCAGTATCAGGTTGCTAGTGTTACAAGAGACCAAGGATTTACAGGTGATTTTGCCCCAGGAGATTTAGTATATCTCTTACAAGGAACTATTCCAAAAGAACCAGGTTGGACTGCTGTTGTAACCGAATACAACTACGATCAGGAGAATAGTATTCATAACATATATCTTGCTAACTTTACACCATATGGTTCAGATGCAAATGGTAATACAGTTGATGATCCAAACCTAGCAGTCAATGGTGCTATCGGTAAATTTGAGAACCTTAATAACTTCCCAATTATATTTGCTAATCTAAGTAGTAATACAATTACTAACTACACATCTTATGGACGTGTTGCTGGTAAGGCAATCTCTGGTACAACTGGTAGATTATGGTTAGAAGATGTAAGTGGTGATTTCCCAAGCAACATGAGCATTATATCTGACTATGGTTGGACTGCTGGTGTTACACAAAGTAAAGGATTACTCGGACGTTGTGATAGATATTTCAGAGGATTTGATGGGGTTGCAACAACATTCAAGTTGACCGTCAACAATGGCGAAAGATACTTCCCCGACCCTGCTGGTCATATCCTCACATTTATTAATGGTGTCTTACAACCCCCAGGAGCAAACTTTGCATACACTGCCTTCTCAGACCAGATCCAATTTACAGAACCTCCAACTATCGGATCTGAGTTTATCGGATACTATGTCGGTAAGTTACGCCAGTTGGACGACATTAGTTTTGAATTTGATTCACTTCGTTCGTCCTTCAACCTCAAATACCTCGGTGGATTCTACTCACTAACATTAACAGAAGGTGTTGATTCTGCAACAATCTTACCAGAAAACAATATCATCTGTTCATTAAACGGTGTTATACAGGAACCTGGAATAGGTTACGAACTTGTTGGTTCAAGAATAATCTTTGCTGAAACTCCTCGTGCAGGATCTACATTCGTAGCGTTCTCATATATTGGTTCTGATGCTGACGTTATCGCTGCAACTGTTGTACCTCCTATCGAAGCAGGAGACGTATTAGAGATCGAAGGAGAAGGTTCTCCTCGTGAAGTTGCGTTGATCGAATCTTCAAACTCCTTAATTACTTTCGAGTATACAGGAACTGTTAAGGGTCGTGACGCTTCTGCGTTATCAACTATTAAAGCGGGTGAAATAACAAAAGCAATAATTACAACTCCTGGTGATGGTTATTCATCACGTCCACAAGTTGATGTTATATCATCTACTGGATTTGATGGTCGTGTTCGTGCGTTGATGGGTATATCAAGTATTGTTGTTAAGACCGCTGGTATTGGTTATGCATTACCTGATGTTGTTGTAGAAACAACTGTTGAAGATGATTTTGTTGCACCTACTGGTGGTGGTGTTAACGGTGGATTTGACACATACCTTGGACAAGGTACAGATGCAGATGGTAATCCAATCGTTATCGTTGCTGGTTATATTATTATCAATGCTCAACCAACAAACGTAACTGTTAACCAAGGTCAGACTGCATCATTCACAGTAGACGCATCATTCAGATTGCAATCTGATAACAGTGTAGGAACTACACCTCTTAACTATCAGTGGCAACGTAAGCAATATGGTGAAACTGCATGGGCAAACATCACTGGTTCTACACAGGCAATTTACACATCTAATGCTGCTGAACAGGCAGATGATGGTGATGAGTTCAGAGTTGCTATCACCGCTGCTGGTGCACAACCTGTTTACTCCAACTCTGTGATCCTAACAGTACAGACTGGTGCTACTGTAATTTCTAACTTCACACCTAATCAACTCTTCCAATAAATAAATCATGGCAGGGACCGCAACCTACAATCCAGCAACAAGAATCATAGATGTATCAGCAGATGGTTTACCAAACCCTGTACTCTATGGTACGTTTCCTAATGCGAATAATCCTAGTTCTGTAACTGAGCAAGACTTTGACCATGACTTTTATTTTAGAGGTGGTACATTTGGTGTTACAAGAACGTTTGATACTGCAACATACACACAGAATGGATACCTAGTATCATTACCACTCTCGGCTAACGATAATACGCTGCTCGGAACAACTTCTAGTGGACAGATTAGAGTTGGTGATAGGATTCTATTTGTATTCGATAAGGACACTGCTAACGAACGTAAACAAGTATTCATATACAGAGGGACAACTCAGACTGCTATTGCTGGGGAGTTTTGGAGAGAGACAAGTAATAATTTACAACTTATTGTAGACTTTGCTTCTGATCAAAATGGTACAGTAGAGTATTACGATCAAAGAAATGCTCGTGTTGCAACACCTCTTGGTGCTATTGGTGTAGCATCTAATGGTGTAGTATTCTTTAATCCTAGTGCTGGTGATGGTGGTAATCCCCCAGCAGGATTTAATTGGAATGCACACTTTGAAGATGCTGTGGTAAGTTTTGGAGATGATAATTGTGGTGGACACCCAGAACAAACAGGACAATATCATTACCATGACACTGACTTCTTAGCATGCTGGAAAGCAAATGCTGTCATGTCAACATACAATGATTACTATGGTTCATCACAGTATAATGGTGACAACCTAAGACACCCAGATGGGCACTCAAAGATGGTTGGAATATCATTTGATGGATTCCCTATCTATGGACCATATTTCTACACAAGTCCTTGGAACAATGGATCTGGTATATCACTAGCAACAAGTTCTTATAGAGTAAAAGCAGAAGAGGTTGCAGGCAGACCTACCTATGGTACTACCCAACTTAATCCTCCTGCTGGTTCTCTAATGCAAGACTGGGAGTATGCAGAAGGTCTTGGTGTATTAGATTATCATAATGGTAGATTCTGTGTAACACCAGAATATCCAAATGGAACATATGCATATTTCTTATCTACTGAGTTAGATAGTGAGTCAAATTTGAAAGCAATATTTCCATACTTGATGGGTTTCACATGTAGGGAATCAATAGATCAACCACCAAATAACGGAGCACAGGCACCACCACCACCTCCATCACAAGGTGGAGAAGCACCTCCTGCTACTATTCAGATTGGTGCACAACCAGCAAACGCAACTGCTGCTGCTGGAAACACAGTCACATTCGTTGTTACTGCTGCTATATCACCCGAAGATGGTCCCAAGTCTTATCAGTGGTTTAGATCAACAGATGGTGGATTCTCTTTTGCTGTTGTTACTGGTGCAACAAGCAATTCATATGCATTCACTGCATTATCATACATGACAGGGTACAAATTCCGTTGTGTGATTGCAGGACCTATTGGACAAACACCAGCAACAAACTCACCATTAACAACTGAAATCGCTACATTAACTGTTACTGGTGTTGGCGGTGGAACTGCTGAGGACTTCTCATCAACTAACGTGAAGTTGGATAGCACACAAGTTTCCTTCGACGCCACATAAATAAAACTGTACAAACTGTAAAAAGATGGCAAAACAAACGATTGGGATTGGATCTTCTGCAAATGATGGCACAGGTGACACCCTGCGTGATGGTGCTATCAAGGCAAATTCTAATTTCACAGAAATTTACGATAAACTAGGGGATAGTACAAATGTTCTCATAGACATCGCTGGGGGAATAACTGAGGGACAAGTTCTTAAATGGACTTCATCTCCAACTCCTGCATTCCGTGGTTCGGATTATAATTTACTAAGCAGTAATTTAGACACTAATGGCAATGATATTGTTTCTGACGGAACTGATGCTATTACAATACATCAAACAGGAACTGGGAGTATTAATCTTAGAGCAGGCGGTTCTGGGTCAGCTTATACAAGAATAGATGGCACAACAGGTTATCTAACTTGGTACGCACCATACGCAACCGAAGGCGATCTTCCTAGTGCAACAGACCAACATGGTATGTTTGCACATGTACATGGCACAGGTAAAGGTTACTTCGCTCATGCTGCTGCATGGGTCAAGTTGATGGACTATAACGATGGTATATCTGCACTTACTGATGTAGATACAACTGTCAACGGTGGTCCTTCTGATGGACAAGTTCTAAAATGGAACGACTCTAATAGTAAGTGGGAACCAGCAAACGACCAGCAATCTGGTGGTGGAGGTGGTGGAACCACACAAAACTTATTTGAAACTGTTAACGCAGACACAGGAACAACAACTGCATCTGCTGCAAACGACACTTTGATTATTGCTGGTGGTACAAATATTGCAACTTCACTTACAGGAGATACATTAACCATCAACATGACAGGTTCACTGGGTGCACCTGATCAAAACATATTTGCAACGTTAGGTGCTGACAACGCAACTATCACAGCAAACACTACAACTGATACATTAACATTTACTGGTGGAACAGGAATCACCACAAATGCAAATGCTGGTGCTATTACAATAACAAATGATTCACCTAACGTAGTACAGAATGTATTGCAAGCAATATCAGGTGATAGTGGTAGTTATACTGCTGCTGCTTCTGATTCTTCTGTAACTATTGCTGGTGGTACTGGTGTTTCAACTGCTGTGTCAGGTAATACTCTTACAATCACAAATACAGTTGCTCTTCCCAGTGCAAGTGAAGGACAGTCACTTCTATATGGTACAAGTTCATATGAGGCAGTTGCATCACCAACAGTGTCATATGCATTTACATCAGATGGCAACTCAAACTATTATATCGTTAATGGTCCTGGGATATCTAATGGCAATGATACTACAATCTATGTGTACAGAGGATTTACATACAGATTTGATAATGTAACTGGAAGTGGACACCCACTAGCAATCAGGGTATCTGATGGTGGTTCATCTGTTTCTGATGTCAGTGGTTCAGTGAATGGTGTTCAGTTCTGGACAGTCCCACAAACACTTGCTGCTGGTACAACGTATGTTTATCAGTGTACTATACACGGTAATATGAAAGGAGACATAGTAGTAGTATAATGACAAGAACTGTACCTGGAAGCGGAGCATCAATTCAACCTGTATTCAATAGTGTGTACGGTGTGAAGGATGTTATTGTGACTGCTCCTGGGTCAGGTTATAGTGCTGCGGATCCTCCTAAATTAACTATTGGTAATTGTGGTACTCCTATTCGTGATGCTGTACTAGCAGCGAATATTGCTGATAATGGTGAAATATTATCAGTAGATGTTATAGACCCTGGTGAAGGATATAACCCATTACGTCTTATTATTGAATCTGACGAAAGTAATATCGTACAGGCAGATGCAAATATTATATTGAATGAAAGTGATATTGTAGATCAACAGGGTAACATACTTGCTCCTGCTGGTTCTATAAACTATATCCAAGTCACTAGACCTGGTGATGGTTATTTTAGTGCTACTGCAAGACTAGAAGGTGGTGGTGGATCTGGTGCTGAACTTGTACCTACTGTTGGACAGGTAACAGGTTTATCTGTTGAGAACAATGGTAGATCATACACAGCAGAAGATATTACTCTGGTTATATCTGGTGGTGGTGGACAAAATGCTACTGGTGTTTGTGAGGTAAACCAATTTGGTACAGTTGAAAGTATAACAATATCAAACCCTGGTGAGTTCTTTGAGACACCTCCTCTTATCCAACTTATTGGTGGTGGTGGATCTGGTGCTCAGGCAGAGGCAGAAATAAGTCTTGGTAAGATTACTGCAATTAATATATTGAACCCTGGTGGTGGATATACTTCTTCTCCTAGTGTAATCTTTACAAGAGATACAAACTTAATTAGAACTCAGAGAAATAGAACATCATTAGTATCTGCATTCTTTGAGATAACTGCATTGATTCGTAATGCAACTGCGACTGATAGCACATTATATGTTGAGACAACAGATGCTTTCCCTGGATCTGGTAAATTCCAAATAGGTAGAGAGATTGTCAGATATACAGGTAAGACTGCTATATCATTTACTGGTTGTGATAGAGGTATTAACTTCCGATATGACCAGCGTGTGTTGCTGGATAATCTTGCTGACAATCCTTCAACTGGTATATCTGGTTATCAGTTTACTGTATCTGATAGAGTCAGAAGAGTACAGGAAGATAAAACTAATAAGGTTGCTATCGTATATGACTGGCGTCCAGAGACAAGAGAACTATTCTTAATCTTCCAAGTTGATGAACTAGCATTTATTGATGGTGGTAGATCTAATGAAAGAACTGCTGTTATCCAATTCATTGGTGGTACTGCATCATCTACTGAGACAGGAGAGGCACCACACGTCCTTATTGATGATGAGACATCTTCTATTGTTACATTCGAGAGTCCTCTTGGTGTATTAGAAGGAAAGAGATTTGAAGATGATGATGAATTACAAGGTGCTGGTGATGGAATACCTGACCTAGTAAATACTGGTACAGATTATGAGAATGAAATCAGTCTTGATGGTGGTATAGCATCATCACTATATGGTATTGAGGAAACTGTTGGTGGACAGAATACTACACTGTTCCAGCAAGCAGACCAATTATATGATTCAAGTTTAGTTCCACTAACTGCATCTGTGCAGCAAGCAGGAGCATTAGATGATGGTATTGAGCATACTTCTCTATCAACTATTAAGTTGAGAAATGTTCAAAATACTTACACTGTTGGTGAGACAGTAACTGGTTCAACAACTGGTGTTACTGCTATCGTAGTAGAAACACAATCTGCTGTTGATAGTTTTGGATATGTATTTTTAAAGGTACAAACCATAACTAATAGCGGATCAAATTACAAATTTACAACTTCTGATACACTAAACGGAGGCAGTTCGGGTGCCAACGGTGTGTTTGTATCACAAGAATATACTAACCTTGTCAGAAAAGAGCAAGAGTAACCACTATAAATAAAAGGAAGGTAAACTAAACAATGGCACTCCTAACCGACCAATTTAGAATTTTCACTGCTAAAAGATTCATAAAATCTTTGGAGGGTGCTGATGCGACTCAATCTGACTTGCAAGCAGGATCCAACAGAGATCGTTTGTATGTTTTCATAGGACGTCCACAAGAGTGGGATAATGAAAACGCACCTCCGACTCCCGTTGATTCTTTCCAAGAGTTTAGTGATACATTCTCCGACATGATTTCACTGAAACGTGTCTTAGCAAACGATACAATTCAAGTTGTAAGACGAATTGACTGGACTCCCCCAGAGCAGACTACTGGTGGATTAGGTTACGTCTATGACATGTATCGTCATGATTACAGTTCAACTAAGACTGCATCTTCTGGTGCGACTAAGTTATACGACGCAGATTTCTACGTTGTAAACTCACAGTATCAGACATACAAGTGCATCTATAACGGTACATCACCTAGTGACCCTAACGGTAAACCTTCTACTGTTGAACCTACTGGTACATCTACATCTATTATTACAACCTCCGATGGTTATCGTTGGAAGTATTTGTACACGATTCCTGTTGGTCAGGTTTTAAAGTTCTTCTCGAATGATTATATGCCTGTGCTTGCCGACGTTGCTGTTACAGGTGACGCTGTTGGTGGAGAGATTGACACAGTTGTTATTCAAGCATCTGGTACAGGTTATAACAACGGTACATATGAAAACGTACCGATCAAAGGTGACGGAGTTGGTGGTAGAGTTTCACTTGTTGTTGACGGTGGTAAGGTTGTATCCGCTACTGTGACATCTGGTGGTTCTGGTTACACCTTCGGTAAGATTATCATTGATGAGGTTAATGGTATTGGTGCTGGTACAGGTACTGGTGCTGCTATTGACGTTATCATTCCCCCAGAATTAGGTCATGGTTCTGATCCTACCAAAGAACTTGGTGGATATAGAGTTATGATCAATACGAAGTTCACCTATGATGAAGGATCAGGTGACTTCCCAACTGATAACGATTATCGTCGTATCGGTCTTGTTATAAACCCAAACCAGTATGGTACGACAGAACTGACATCTGCTATTACGTTGTCTGCTACTCGTGCTGTTATCTTCTCACCTACCTTTACAGGTACATTCTCAACTGATGAGATTATTACACAGTCAAGAACCGTAGGTGGACAACAGGTAACTGCAAGAGGTCGTGTTATATCATGGAATACCACAACAAAAGTTTTGAAGTATTATCAAAACAGAATTGATGGTGTGTTCCCAGAAATTACTGGTAACCTAACAGAATTTGAAGGAGGTAACCCTGTCACAGGTGCTACTTCTGGTACATCCGCTGACCCTGATATCAACTTCCCAGTTGTATCTGGTGTCTCGACCCGAGTCATCAACAACACTGAATATGACTTAGGTATGTCCTTTACTAATGGTTATGCAAAACCAGAGATCGATCCTAACTCAGGAGAGATTATCTACATAGATAACAGAGGAGCAATCTCTCGTGCTGGTGACCAAATTGAAGATATTAAAATCGTAATCGAGTTCTAAGATGCCACAGAATACCAATCTGAATATAGCTCCTTATTTTGATGACTTTGATAAGGACAAAAACTTTTACAGAGTTCTCTTTCGACCAGGATTCCCAATCCAAGCGAGAGAACTTACCACTATGCAATCTATTTTGCAGAACCAAGTGGAAGCAATGGGATCACACCTCTTCAAAGAAGGTGCAATGGTTATCCCAGGTCAAGTTGGATATGACCTTAACGTAGATTGTTTAATAATCCAGCAGTCATTCTTAGGAGTAGACGTAGAGACATATCGTACACAGTTAAATGGAAAAATTGTAGAGGGTCTTACCACTGGCATCAAGGCAAAGGTTCTTTTCTCTATTCCAGCAACAACAAGTACAAGAGGATATATCACATTCTATATTAAGTATGTTGAGTCAGGAGACACAACATCTGACGCTACTACAAAGAAGTTTGGTGATAATGAACAGTTAATATGTGAGAATGAAATAACTTTCGGTAACAGTTTGATCGAAGTTGGATCACCATTCGCACAGTTACTTCCAGTAAATTCTACTGACATTGGATCTGCTGCTTATATAAGTGAGGGCGTATATTTCATAAGAGGACACTTTGTAGATATTCCTACTGAGTACATTATATTAGAACAGTATGATAACAACCCATCATACAGAGTTGGTTTTGATGTTTCAGAATCTATCATTACGCCAGAAGATGATCCATCATTAACAGATAATGCTATTGGTTCATCTAACTATTCTGCCCCTGGTGCACATAGATTTAGAATTAAAACACAGTTAGTTAAGAAACCTATCAATGATGATACAGATAAGAATTTCATTGAACTTCTTCGTATAAGAAATTCTACTGTTGAAAACTTTGTTGACACAACATCATACAACGAGATTGAGAAATCTATTGCTCGTCGTACATTTGAAACACATGGTGACTATGTTGTTAACTCATTCGAGGTTCGTGCAAGAGAACACTTAAACGATCAGTTTAATAATGGTGTGTATCTTCCAGGAACTTCATCACCCGATGGACAGGTTGCTAGTGAAAACTATGCTGCACTAGAAGTAGGACCTGGTAAGGCATATGTAAAAGGTTATAGAACTCAATTACTTGCATCTACATATGTTGATGCTCCTAAACCAAGAACATTTATAGGACGTCAGAACCAAATTATTCCTATTGACTTATCACAGTCAGTAGAGGTATATGATATTTGGGGGTGGCCAAGTATTGCAGGAGAAGGTGTTACTAACTGCTATCAGGTTGTTGATCTTAGAGACAACTGGACAGGAACTGGTGCCTCTAATACTGCACAAGGAAATAAGATTGGTAAGGCAAGAGTCTTACAACTAGAAGCAGATGGATCAAAATATAACTTGTTCCTATTTGATATACAGATGTTTACTGCAATTAACTTTGCAAGTTCACAGACTATAAATGATGGTGAGGTAATAATAGGACGTTCATCTGGTGCAAGAGGATATGTATATGAAGCATCTGGTGACTCTGCTGTTGTTCATCAGGTATCTGGTGAGTTCCAAATAGGAGAAGTTCTTGAAAGAGATGGTCGTGTATTAGATACATGTTCTGCTGTATTCAACTATGAACAATCTGATGTACGTCAGGTAGTTGGATATGAAGATCCAGCAACTGCTGCTACTGTGACATTTACTGCATCATTAGCATTAAATGAATCAATATCATTGATTGGTAAAACAGTTACAGTTGATCAAGCATCTTCTACTAAGACAATTACTGGTTTCGATACTGCATTCTCTGCTGATATCAGACCTGGTGAGGTTATATCTCCTGTTGCTACTACTAACAAAGGTCAGACATCACTTAGAGTTAAGAGAATAGATTCTAGTAGCATTGCATTTACTTCTGCTAATAGAAAGAACACTGGTCTAACTCCTGTATTTGATTTTGGATTACAGACTGCTGTATTAGATTCTAGTTTAACAAAAGGTAGTATAACTGATGCAGAATATCCTGCTATTCAGTTTACACGTTTACGTCCTATCTTTACACAGAAAAATGTAAGAGACGGTGAACTTGTAATTGATATGCCTAAGAAGGCAATCAAGTCTATCGCTGATGAATCATTTACATCTATCAAGACTTTCTACAACAAACAGTTATCATCTGGTGACGTTACATTTACACTACCAGAGAACGAACAGTTTACTACATTAGATAACGAGAACTATAATTTAACTGTCGTTACTGGATCTAACTCCAATACAGGATATGGTTGGACCCCAGGTACTAATATTGATATAGAAAATGAGTCAACTAAGAACTCTCCTACTATCTCAGTTACATTTGGTGCTAACAGACAGTCACTACAAATTACTGGTATCAACAATGGTTCTGGTGGTAGTGCTAACATTACTCGTGTTACACTGACTGCTGCTGTATCTGTAAACACTGTATCTAAGAAAATTAAAACTGCTGCTAAGATGAGAACCATGAAGGTTATCAGAACCAGAGAGCAGAATGATGTGATGAATTATGGATTAGCATTTGGTAACTTATATGGTACAAGAATTGAAGATGAAGAAATATCTTTTGCATTGAATGATGTTTATAAAGTGCATGCTGTATATGAATCCACTGATGACAATGATGCACAAGTCCCTTACGTTGTATTAACAGAAAACGTATTCTTCGACAACGGTAGTGTTGTTGTAGGAAGAACATCTGGTGCAAGGGCAAGGGTAGTATCATTCAACTCCAACAACAATAGGTTGTATGTAGTTCCATTAAGTTCTGATTATTTCGGAACTGGTGAATCTATTGATGGATTTGATGCTGACATGAATGCACTTGTCGGTGTTACTGAGGATGGTGATGGAGCAATCGAAAGAGGATCCAGAGACATCTCAGGTAATTTTGAATTAGATTCAAACCAAACACCATACATGTATGGTGTATCAAAAATTGTTAGGAAGGCAGGAACCAGCGAACCAAAGAGAAAACTCGCTGTTGTATTTGATTACTTTATTCACGAACCATCTGGCGATTATTTCTCTAACCAATCTTACTCTGGTATATCATTCTCTGAAATACCTAAGTACAGATCTGAACGCAACTCAAAGTACTTAACAGATGGAATCGATTTTCGTCCTGGTGTTGGTGAACTTGCTAGTGGCTCGGGTACTGTGGAGCAACCGTACTTCACAAATTGTAAGTCTCTTGACTTCGACTCTCGTATTTTTACAAGCACAGGTGGTGCTGGTGGTTCTACTATTTTTAATATACCAAAAGTAGAAGAATTCTTCCGTGCCGACTACGACTACTATCTACCACGTCAAGACAAACTCTTCATGACACATGATGGTGAATTAAAACTATCAATGGGTGTACCTAATGAAGATCCCCCAGAAGCAGATAACATTGATAAAGCAATGTTACTTGCCAAAATTCAATATGAACCTTATGTGTATGATGTAGAAGAGGACATCTTAATTATAATTAACCAGCAACGTCGTTACACTATGGAAGACATAGGTAACATGGATAGACGTTTACAGTCTCTTGAATACTATACATCATTATCATTACTAGAAGCAGACGCTAGAAATACAAGAGCATTTGACTCTGATGGTTTTGATAGATTGAAAAATGGTTTCATGGTAGATGACTTTACAGATCATTCTACTTCTGCTGTTGAGAATATAGACTTCAAGTGTTCTATGGACTTTAATAATGGTATATTACGTCCTTCACACTACACCTCTAATATATCTCTTGAATTTAGTGGTACTGCATCAAGTAATATAACAGACCATAATACTAGACAACTTCGTGCTGGTAAGACAGGTGCTAACATATTGACTCTTCCATATGAAGAAGAAGCAATCATTATCCAACCTTACGCTTCTAGAATGGAGAACGTTAACCCATTTAACGTATTCACATTTATAGGACGTATTGACTTACTTCCAGCATCTGATGACTGGACAGATACAAGACGTGCTCCTACAAGAGTTACATCTATTGAAGGTAATTTTAGTGCAACAAGACGTAGATTCAGAACTAACAATGCTGGATTTGCTCCTATACAATGGAATGCATGGAGAACTAACTGGACAGGTACTAGAAGATCAGAAACAAGAAGATGGAGAGAAACAACATTTGCTCGTGGTGTACCTAGAAGAGTCCTAGCGGGTGAGACTATTACTACAACTCGTCGTCAGGTAAGATCTGGTACTCGTATCAGAGTTGTACCTAGAATTGACAGACGTTCACTTGGTGATAGTATTATTGATAGCACATTTATACCATGGATTAGATCTAGGAACGTTGCATTTGATGTAGAACGTGTAAAACCAAAAACAAGAATGTATGGATTCTTTGATGGTGATAATGTAATGAATTACATTACTCCAAAACTAATTGAATTAGTTAAGAACTCATCAGAAGATCCTAAGACAAATGAGACACCATTTGTTATTGGTGAAACTGTTATTGGATTAAACTCAGGTTGTCGTTTAAAAGTTGTAGCACCTAATAATGGTTTAACTACTAACCCTTATACATCAACTAATGATTCATTACCAGACTCTTATGCATCACAAACAGCAGTCTTAAATATTGATACAACTGAGATTGCAAGACAAACAAGAGGAGACTCTTACGGAAATATAGCAGTGGGAGAAGTACTACTAGGTCAAACATCTGGTGCTCGTGCTGTTGTTAAAGATCGACGTCTCATCTCCGATCTCTTGGGTATTGTAAAAGGAACATTCTTTATACCTAACCCAAGAAGAGACGCGAACCCAAGATGGGCAACTGGTTCCAGAACTATGCGTTTAACATCTTCTGAGCAAGATAGTAGGTTACCAGGTGCTGTTGATTCTGCTGCTGAGGCAGAATATACTGCAAGAGGTACATTGAATACGTTACAAGAGAACGTACTTGCAGTTAGAAACGCATCTATCGTTCGTGATACTGTCAATGATAGAAGGACAGTAAGGTCGGTGAGAACAAATACAAGACAAGTTGGTTGGTGGGATCCACTAGCACAATCATTCCTACTTGAAGCACAAGGTGGTATGTTTGTAACTGGTGTTGATATCTACTTTGCAACTAAGGATCAGAAGATCCCTATCTCTATGCAGATCAGACCTATGGAGAATGGTTATCCTACTAAGGACATTCTACCTTTCTCTGACTGTACATTGATTCCAACACAGGTTGAGATATCAGAGAACGCATCTATTGCAACTAGGTTTGAGTTCCCTGCACCTGTGTATATTCCAGAATCAGAAGAACATTGCTTTGTTCTATTCTCTGACTCTAACGAATACAAGGTATGGATATCTCGTATGGGTGATATTGATATCACAGGTACAAGAACTATATCAGAACAACCTTATGCTGGTGTTCTATTCAAATCACAGAACGCATCAACATGGACTGCTGACCAATATGAAGATTTGAAATTCAATCTTTATAGAGCGAAGTTCAATACAAGTGTAACTGGTAGTGCTGTATTTAATAACGCATCACTTGGTGCTGGTAATGATGGTCTTGCATCGCTTGTAAACAATCCTATTACAACGATACAACCACAACAAAACATTACATTAGCAACTGGTGTAACTTATGCATTCACTGTGGGTGCAAGAGTTATACAGTCACCATCTAATGCACAGGGTACAGTTAAAGAATTTGATTCTACATCAGATCCACAAGTCCTAACTGTCACAGATATCAGTGGTACATTTGTACAAGGTATTGTAGATAACTCTGGTAATATTACCAATGCAATGAAGTCATCACAATCATCCGCTACTATTGTTTTATCAACAATATCTAACGGTGTGTTTGAAGTTGGTGATGTAATCACTGGATCATCTTCTGGTGCTACTGCAACTGTTACTGCATATAATAGTGGTACATCTACTATAACTGCTAACTACGTTTCCAAAGCATTTGACGTTGGTAACGATACACT